ATCCTGGTGTCGGCCACCAGCAGCAGGCTGGCGCGCTGGTCTGCCAACTGGAGCACTGCGGCCGGCAATGAGCCGATCTTCTTCAACCAAGCCAAGACGCGCGGCACACTGACGGTCTATCCCAAGCCAGCGAGTCCGCCGGCCGTCTCGCTGGTGGTGCAGGCGGCGCTGGCGCCGACCCTGGCAGCGACCACGCTGCCAGACTTCCTTGGCATGCACTACCTAGATGTGATCGCGTCGGGCGCCAAGGCGCGCCTGATGTCAATCCAGGGTGAGCCTTGGACCAATCCGGTGCGCGCGCAGCAACTGCGCGACATCTTCGACGCCGCAATTACCGAGACCCGATACGAGGAGTTGAGCGGTCGCGTTCCGGCGAGTATTTCCGTGGCCCCGCGCCCATTTGGTTTTTAGGCTGCCATGATCGAAAAAGACCCCTCCAACATTCCGCTCGTTACCTATCTTTGGGTGCTTGCGCTCTCCGTCTTCAGCGGCTTCGCCAGCTTCATGCGCAACCTTCGGCAGGGGCGTGCAAGGGTGTTCAACATCGTCGAGTTCGTCGGTGAGATCGCCTCGTCCGCTCTGGCCGGCCTGATCACATTCTGGTTGTGCCAGGAGAGTGGTGTGTCTCCGCTCATGACGGCGGTCTTCGTGGCCATCTCGGGCCATATGGGAAGCAAGGCACTGGCTTTGCTTGAGGACTGGATGGAGCGACGCTTTCCCGAAATGACAACCCAACCCAAAAAGAGGGGCTGACCTATGTTCTCTGCACTGTTTTCATTCCTGGGTGGATCGGTGTTTCGCATGCTGTGGGGTGAGGTGACCGCCTATCTCAACAAGAAACAGGACCACGTCCACGAGATCGAGCGCATGCGCCTGCAGGCCGACCTGGACGACAAGGCTCACCAGCGCACTCAGGACAACCTACGCCTGCAGCATAGGCTTGGCGTGCGCATGGTCGAGGTGCAGAAGGAGGCCGCTGCATCGGCAGCAGCCGATGAGTCCTTCGGCGCCGCCATCCGCGAGGCCTTCAAGCCCACCGGCATTGCCATGGTGGACGCCTGGAACGGCATCATCCGCCCGCAGTTCGCGCAGATCGCGCTGTGCCTGTGGTTCGCCAAGGTGGTGGGCCAGGGCTTCACGATGGACGACTACGACAAAGAGCTGGTCGCCGCCATCCTGGGCTTCTTCGTGGCCGACAGATCGCTTCTGAAGCGTGGCAAGTGAGATGGGCTCGTTGGAGGTCCTGTATGCGCTGATCAAGCGCTTCGAGGGTTGCCGTCTGATGCCCTACCTATGCCCGGCAGGGGTGTGGACCTGCGGCTGGGGAAGCACTGGGTCTGACGTCTTTCCTGGCCAGCGCTGGACCCAGGAGTATGCGGACTTCCGAATGAAGAAGGACGCCGAATATTTTGCGCGCGAGACGCTGCGCCTGTGCCCGCAATTGAGAGGCGCCAGGCTGTGCGCCATCGCAGACTTTGCCTACAACCTGGGGGTTGGCCGACTGGACGCCTCCACCCTGCGGCGCAGGGTCAACGCCGGCGACCTGGCGGGCGCGGCTGTCGAGCTGGCCAGGTGGGTGCGTGGAGGTGGTCGGGTGTTACCGGGCCTGGTGGCGCGGCGAGATGCCGAGGCTGCCATTCTGCTTTTGGGTGATAAATGATGCGCACCAGACTTGTGGACACATCCAGGCCGGAGATCAGGTCAGCCCTGGTGTTCCTGCAGGCGCAACTCTTTCCGCAGGACGAGGCGCTGGAACCCATTGACGGTTACTGGTGGGTCACTTGGGATGGCGATGTGCCGGCGGCTTTCGCGGCCATGCGCCACGTCCCGAGCTGGCCCAACACCTTCTACATGGCGCGCTGTGGCGTGCTCACCAAATACCGTGGCATGGGGCTGCAAAGGAAGATGCTGACGCTGCGCGAGCGCATGGCGCGTGATCTGGGTGCGCGGCGCCTGATCACGACGACCTACCGCAACCCGAAGTCGGCAAACAACCTGATCGCCAGGGGCTTCCTGACTTACGAACCGCAGACCCGCTGGGGCGCTGCGGACACGATCTACTGGATCAAGGATCTCGCCCCATGACGGAATCCACCGAACGCCTGGACGAACGGCTCAAGGATTTCGCAACCGAGCGCCAGTCGCAGATCATCGACGCTGTGAACGCGCACGGCAGCCTGCGCGCTGCGTCCCGTGCACTGGGTGTGAACTACCGTAGCGTGTACAACTCGGTCGACGCCGTGACGCGCAAGGCCGCCCTGCGCGGCTACGCCCCTGACTACGACATGACCAAGGTGGCAGCCCCCGGCTTCGCCATCAAGGGCACGAGCACCCTGTACAAGGACGGCAAGCAGGCCATCCAGTGGGTCAAGACCGACCGCGACGCGCAGCAGGCCGAGGCGATCATGCGTGTGGCCGTACTGGCCATGGCCGAGGATATCGTGCGCGCCGAGCCGGTGCCGTTCGGGCGCCACGTCCACCTGGATTTGTGCAACGTCTACACCCTGACCGACAGCCATGTGGGCATGCTGGCCTGGCACCGTGAAGGCGGCGCCGATTGGGACTTGAAGATCGCAGAGGAGACCTTGGTGGGCTGCTTCCGGTTGATGATTGATCGCAGCCCGGCTGCGGGCGTGGGTTTCTTCAACCAGCTTGGCGACTTTCTGCACAGCGATGGCCTGCTGCCGGTGACGCCCACATCGGGTCACGTACTGGACCAGGATGGTCGCTTCGCCAAGGTGGTGCAGGTGGCGATCCGCATCATTCGCCGGGTGGTGGACATGATGCTGCGCCGGCACCAGAAGGTGGTGGTGCTGATGGCCGAGGGCAACCACGACATGGCCTCCAGCGTTTGGCTGCGGGTGATGTTCAAGACCTTGTACGAGCACGAGCCGCGCGTTGAAGTGATCGACTCCGAGCTGCCCTACTACGCCTACCAGCACGGCCGCACGATGCTGGCCTTCCACCACGGGCACCTGAAGAAGAACGACCAGCTTCCGCTGCTGTTCGCGGCCCAGTTCCCGCGCGTGTGGGGCGACACAGATCGCCGCTACTGCCACGTGGGCCACCGGCACCACCTGGAGGAGAAGGAGCACTCCGGGATGACGGTGCTGCAGCACCAGACGCTGGCCGCACGCGATGCCTACGCCGCACGCGGCGGCTGGATTGCGGACCGCCGGGTGACGGCGGTCACCTACCACCTCACCGACGGGGATGTCGGCCGCACGACGGTCACACCCGAGATGCTGACAGCCAGCGCCTGAGTCGCGCCACCCGGTTTTTACGCCGGCCTAGTGCCGGCTTTTTTATTGCAAGAAAGGCTGGACCATGGCAACACCCGCTAAATCCATCATCCGCAGGGCAACCGATCTACTACAGGACAAGGCGTCCATCCATTGGTTTGCCAATGAATTGGTGCGCTACCTGAATGACGGCCAGCGCGAGGTGCTCATCCACCGCCCAGATGCGTTGAACACGACATCCACCATCACTTTGGTGGCCGGCACCAGGCAAGACATGTCAACCATGAATCTCACTCCACCTCCGGCCAAGCTGATCGACATCACGCGCAATATGGCCGCGACCTCGGTCAAGGGCGCGGTGCGCCAGTGCGAGCGCGGCATCCTGGACCGCCAGGTGCCGGGTTGGCACGCTATCGTGGGAACGGTTGACATCAAACACTTCATGTTCGACCCACGTGACCCGCGCGTCTTCTATGTCTACCCACCAGCCCTGGGTACAGCCCAGCTTGAAGTGGTGTATGCCGGCTATCCGGTCGATGTGGTCGAACCGGCCGATGGCGACACCTGGAACAACGTCGCCGGCAACATTGGTTTGCCAGACATCTACGGCAACGCCCTGCTGGATTACGTGCTGTACCGCGCTTACAGCCAGAACACGAAAAACGGTGGTGACCCGGCTCGTGCGAGCGCGCACTTTAGTGCGTTCATGAATGCGCTGCCGTCCGAAGTCTCCGTAGCACCGTAGGAAACCCGACCATGTCCATCATTCGACTGACGCGGTTTGCTGGCGAGAACAGGGCGCGGCATCCATCTGAGCTTCCGGACGGCGCTGGCACGGTCTCGCTGAATCACAAGCCAACTCGTGGCGATCTGCGTCCGTGGAATACGCCTCTGCAGGTGGCCACGGTGCCGGCTGGCCGCAAGACGATCTACCGCATGGGCAGAGATGCCGCCAGCGATACAAATTACTGGCTGGCATGGCCGTCGATTGTGCATGTGGTGCGTGGCGCCAATGCATCGGACAACGCCGAGCGCACTTACTACACCGGCGACGGCGCTCCAAAATGGACTGACACGACCCAGGCGCTGGCCGCTGCGCCGTACCCAACGTCAGCGCGCGTGCTTGGGGTGCCTAGTCCTGCCACGCCATGCAGAGTGGTGGCAACATCGCCGCCGCCGACAGACCCAGACGGCGGCAAGCAGGT